GCTGCTGGAAACGTTTCCATGATGGTCTCAGCTTGGAACTTCACAAGTGCTTCAGATAACAGTGGGTGATATACACCGCATGCACCTTCCCAAGGCTCGGTGCGCTCTTCAATCTTCATACCTAATAGTTGGATACCATCAACGTAGGTCTGCATCCAGTCTTTGCGAGAGCCAATGTCCTCATCAAAATCACCAACTAGATCTGATGCTAGAGCCTGTAGGTTGCCCTCACTCATGTACTCCGCTAGGTTGGCATCAAAATCTTCGTCACTTGGCTCTTCTTCCTCTATGCGCATGACGGGCATGCCATCAATGCCAATCTCTACTGACTCAGGATCTTCAATCTCGATCTCAAGCTCTGGCCCTTCTTCCATCATTGGAAGCGCTCCTAAACCCAGTGGGGCCTGTGATAGTGATTTTTCTATTGCCATATATTTACCTATACGTTGTAGTAGCCTTTATGCCTAGATGACTTAAACTGTTTTGGCTCGTCTTCATAATCAGACTCCAATTGTACAAAGCCACCCCTTCTATATCTTAGTAACGCCTGAGTCATTGAATCCACCAAGTCATCATGATCTCCACTTGGGAAACTTGCAACTTCTTCTACTAATTCTTCTGCCCAATGCGTATTAGGAACCCAAACTCTCCCAGATGCAAATATATCAGCAACTGCGTTCAAACGGGCAATTTTATCGCTTCCCTTACTTGGAACATATTCCTGAACAGGTATACCCATAGCACGTAACTCGAACACTAGAGGAGCCCCAGAGGCTTTTGCCTCAACGATCAGGGCATCAGGCTCCCACTCTTTATAGTGTTCCATAGCTTTTTGCTTTAGCTCTGGGAACTCCATGCGTTCTTTAAATGAGTTGAGCAATATGATGTTTGGTACCTCAAGCCCCCTGGAGTTAGCCTGATAGAACACCCCCCAGGTAGTACAGGCACAGTAGTCTGAGCGCTGAGTCTTAAGGAAGGCCGTATCCCAAGACTGGATTGTGAACTCACACATGGGTGGATTCTCATGTTCCCAGATCTGCCACCACTCCCGCTTAACAATAGCACTGACGTCTGAAGTCGGCGCCTGCATATACTGCGCCATCCATTTGCCGTTGGGCAATTCTTGCTTTAAAGCCTGTAGTTCTTCTAGTTTCCAGAACGCCGGCCAAAGTGGTTGTCCATCGTCCAAAATTGCAGGGAACTCAATGACTTCCCATTGTTCTCCAGAGCGTTGTTGAGCCGCTTTTACAACCTGGGCAGTCAAATCCTTCTTACTCCACCGGGTCATCACTATGATGATGGACCCCCCTGGTTGCAGACGTTGCCGTGGACCAGATGTATACCACTCGTACGTTTTGTCGTACACCTCGGGGTTACTCTCAGCTAGAGTTGCCTCTTGTTCCGAGTGCGGATCATCAATGATAAGGATATCTGCGCCTTTACCAGTGACCGCTCCACCAACACCGATTGCAAAGTAATCTCCGCCCTTATTAGTTGCCCAACGGCCTGCGGCCTTACTATCCGCTTGGAGTCCAACTCCCGGAAATATTGACTTGTATACGTCTGAGTCGACCAAATTACGGACTTTACGTCCGAAGCCCACAGCGAGCTCAGCGGTATGGGAGGTTTGAATAACCTTTTTCTCAGGAAATTTACCCAAAAACCAAGCAGGAAGGAGGTAACTAGCAAATTCAGATTTTGTATGCCTAGGCGGCATATTGATAATAAGTCGTTTAGTTTCACCCTTGGCTACCCTTTCAAATGCTTCAGCCATTTCTTCATGATGCCCACCATCAATGAAGTTAGGCCAAACCCTATGGACAAAATCCATGAAATTTTCTTGGCAATTTTCTTTGTGTACTGCGTCTGCGGTGTTATCTAGCTCTTTTTTGAGTACTCTTAGCTGAGGATCTGACAGAGTATCGATGTTATCGAGCAAATATTGCAGTTCTTCTACCCCTAAACTGGGTTTTTCGCCATTTTGAACCAATATTGTGCTCATTTGACCTCTTTAGCGTCTGCGTCAATGACTTCTAACTGCTTTTGGGCCTTGGTTTTGGTATTAAGTTGCTGAGTTTGCATCAATAACTTGATACGTTCCTTAATTGCGGCCTTTAACTCATCACTAGTTTGATGGGTAATGGTGATTTCTGAGCGTTCTGTGAACAAATCTGATGCTTTTCCTAGTAATTCCAGGGCTTTTAGAGCAATTTTGTTGTCATCGTCCTGGCTAATCTCCATCAAACGGTTAACAACTACTGTTCTAACCTGGACTTTGTCTGCAACAATCTGCTTCTCGTACTCATTTAGATAGTTGCCGATAGCCAAAGCAACGTTATAGTTCTTCAGATCTTTTTCTTCTTCTGTGGGCGGGCTGGATTTGTCGTCAGCTGGCTTTAACTTAGCAATCATTTGCCTAGCTTTTTCTTTTTCTTCGGGGGACAGGTCATCCTCTACCCCAAGCTCGTTTAGAAGCATGGCAGTATTGCCGGCAACTTTTAGCCGGTCTTCGTACGTCCTGCCTTTTTCTGGCTGGGCCTGTACTGGTATTGGTTTGTCGAGGTTTGGCTCAACGGGTATTTGCATACAACCTTTTTGTCAGGTTTATATGCGTGGAGTGTAACAGTGTTTTATTTGATATGCAAAGGTGGGAGGCAGTAGCACCAAAGTATGTGAAGCTAAAAACGCCACCGCCTCCCGGATCCACGTGAAGGATCAAAAAAATTATATACCCCCCGGGGGGTGGAGTCCCAAATATTTTGATAGGGGGGTGTTTATTAAAAACGTGTTTTGGTATGGTTATAGCTAAATATTGCTAGAGCATAGGATGCTCTGAAGAGGGGGGGTACCTACGTTACCAACGAAAGTGCGCTTAAGCCATTTTCGCTAGCCGGCTAGCAATGTTATCTATTGCGTGAGGATAGGATGATTTTTAGTTCGTACTAGTTTGTACTTAATGCCGATTTTTAATATTGCGTGCATTTAGTCATAAGTGGTGAATTTTTTTAAAGTGAAGTATCTACTGTGCAGATCATTGTGTACAGGTGTTAGCTGGGTCCCATATTGCTAGATCTGGGGGTCGGGGGTAGGTGGGGTAAGGGTTTGCGGGTCGCGATCGCCTGGCTGGTATGCTGCCGAAAGTTGCCCAGGTCAAAAGTGGGCCACCGGTCCAGCTGGGTCTCAGCCGAAAATTTTATTAATTAATGCGACACACTAGCCAATTAATGCGACACACTAGCCAATTAATTTAGTGGGATTAAATGAAAATAATCCAGTATTTATTTTATTTCTATGTTAAGATATATCTTAGCTAGTGAATGGTTCGCTAGTGTTTAACTAAAGATCGGGAGTATTAAAAATGGATATTCAATTCCAATTAAGTGATTCGCAAGTAGATTTATTTAGTGGTATTGGTGATTTGTTTGCTGTTAGTGAAGTTGACGCTGATCAAGCTGTGGAAGATTTTGCCCGTGCTGTTGAGATCGCTGTCGAGATCGAGGGCAAAATAGTAATGAAAGCTGATTACTATTTATGGGTAGCTGGTAGCGAAGTAATGAAATTAGCTTACGCTAAAAAGAAAGGGATCACAGCTAACAGCAATCCTGAGCTATTCGAAATGGACAGCATTAAATCCATGTGGAAACGATTTGCCCGTCGGCTGGAAGAAAATTACGCTATGACTAAACCAGCCAGTCCTGAAACAGGTAGCCAGAAAAAAGCAGAGCAGAGATCAAAAGCTCAATTAGCTATGGATGAATTGAAAGCTAAGCCTATTGCTGAGCTACAAGAAGAAATCAATATGCTTACTGCTAAGGCAACACCTGAAAACCTTAAACAAGCCACTAAGTTAGCTAAGGCAATCAAAGAAAAAAACAGGGATGCCCTAAAAGATCGTATGGCTGAGATCAAGGAATTACAGAAGGAAGTAATTCAAGCTGTTAAGGATTGCCTAGACGAATCTTTATTGCAAGAGGCTTTACATACCCTTGAGCAATACCAGCCAGAAGAGGCAACAATATGAAATCACTTATCCTGATTCCCGCATATGGCAGGGATTATAAAAGCCAGTCGGCTGTATTCGACGATATTAAAGCCGGTAAAGATTTTAGGATTGTGGATTACTTTAATGGGTTAGACGGGAGATATATCAATAGACCCCAATTTAAAGAGTTAGCTTTAGCTGGGTTTACTAATCTTGAAATCAGATACGCTAAGAAAACCCGTTGCATCTTTATTGATATTAGTAAATATATTTAGTAATTCCAATGGTAGTAATTTGACCCAGCCTCGGCTGGGTTTTTTTTCGCAAAAATAAAGGGAACTGGTTGTAAGCGACGCACTAGCCACTTGGGACATAGTGTCATCACGCCACTTTGTCCACTTTGTTTTTTGTTATGCTCTGGCTCAGAGCATAATCGATTTTGCCCACTCAGTAAACTAGGGGAAACCCTGATATTGTTCTGCTAATGTTCTGTGCAACGGAACAAAACAAAGTGTTTAGAATCAAGGACTTACACGCTTTGTTCCATTTGTTCCATTTGTTCCAAAAAAATAACATCGGAAAATAATTTTACTAGGATAGCAAGACCCCCCACAGATAGTGCAGGCTCAACACTCTCGTTCCCTACTTAATCTATATAGAACAATAGAACATTTATACTAAACTAACCGCAAACCCAATACCAGCTTGATTTTCTAATGTTCCAAGCCCACAGAACATTCTGGAACAATACCCCTATTTTCTAGAACAATATAAAAAATAAATAGGACATATCCTTGACATATCCCACCAAGTGTGTTAAACTGTATTTGTGAGTCGGGAATTGTTTTCGGCTCATGTAGGACTTAGTGGCGGAGTGACACTTTGTCCTTATCCTAAACCCTCACTTCATGGAGATTGTTATGAAATCAGTTATTAAAACCGCAGATATGCTTGCTCAGTTTGACGAGCAAGAGGACGCCCAATTAGTATCCGCAACCCTTGCACTTGACGAAGGCGAGGACACAGTTGCCGAGGCTATCGCAACCATTGCTTTAGTGTTAGGCACAAAGCCCACATGGGCACGCTATGAAATGGGTCGTATCCGCATTTTTGAAACGCTTGAGCAAGCGGGCAAGACCGAGGACGCTATCAAGTCCAAGTGGCAGAGAATCCGCAAGGAGTCGGGTATTGTTATCCCTGAGTCTGATGACCCACAAGCAAAGCGTAAAGCCGAGCAACGGGCAAAGGCACGAGCAGTTTTTGCCGAGAAGTCCGATAGTGACCTGCAAGCTGAAATGGCTCAGTTGTTGGCAAACCCTACGCTTGCCAAGTTGGAGTCCGCTAAGAAAATTAGCAAAGAACTTGCCACTCGCCAAAAGGACTTAGGCAAGGACGCAAAGGCGGAGTTGGTCGCATTGCGTAAGCAAGTCAAGTTGGAGATTGACTCCATCGAGGATATGGAGTTGCTTGCTGACCTCTTGGCTCAGTTGCGTTCCTAGTAGGCTCGGACAAAGTGGCATAGTGCCACTTTGTCTCTTTTAATTTAATGGAGAACTTATGAAAAAAGAATACATTCAGACCTTGGCTAAGGTTTGCCAATATGTCGCAGACGCAGAAAAATCTAGTTTTGAAGAACACATTGCTAATGGTGGTAATCCTGATGACCATATTTATAGCCATGTAATCAAATCCACCCACATACTATTAAATGCGTCTTTTGATGCCACTTAGTAGGCTCGGACAAAGTGGCACTTCGCCACTTTGTCTTTTTTGTTTTTGCTTTGCAAAAACCACCAGTTCCCCCCTAGCGACACAATAACCCCTCAAAATTGCCTAGCGACGCAATAAATTCAGATGACCGCCAAATGGTAATACCTGCCCGCTGTGTGCAAATGGCGGACTACAAAGTAGGACATATCCTTGACTTTTCCCACTAGGTATGGTATACTAATAGAGTGGGAATTTGCCCATTTTTTGCTTATTTTTTATCAACAGGACAAAGTGGCACTAACGACACTATGTCCTTAACCAAGGGAGATTGACTATGCAGGTGATACCAAAAATGTCAGACGAAAGCCAAATACTCAAAGTGCAAAGCCACCTACGGAATCATGTCATGGTTTTGCTAACCAACCCAACCGCACCCAATGTTGCTACTGCCAAGGCAATAATCAAGCAACTCAATGCACTAGACAGAGTGAGGGCAAAACTATGAAAGCGACGCACCAATCACACCGCTATCTATGCACAAACTGCTACGGCAGGCAAGTAGACGAGGACAGAGCCGAGCATCTCAAGACTCATGGTCTGCGTATGACTTGCCACCATTGTGGGGAAGAAATTGCCAAAGAACGCAAGTTCACTATTGCCCCCCTAAACAAATCAAACTATGTCTGCATAACAGATATGGCTATGCTCAAGCAACTAAACCCAAAGAGGACAACATGATTACGACAAACCAATACGGACACAAATTAGTGACTATCCAATTAACCCTAGGCGAAGATGATATTGAGGCATTACGCATTGCTAGTGAATGGAGTGATGACAATAACTTGGTAGCTATTTGCAAGCATATCGTAGAGCAAGCCAAATTGGTGGAGGGCAAAGCATGAGCCAACCCAACGAACCAAGATTCGAGGATGACTTTGACTGCGACACAGAACCGCCCGAACAATACCAACCATGGGAATTCACCATCGAGGACATTGCTATCGAGAAGGGACATGGGTATGCAAATAAAGTAGCACCGCATAGCCGAGTAATTTACTCAGAAATTAAAGAAGCCTACAAAGCAGGATTTCTTGAGGGTTTTTCCCACCGCTTTACAACCAACGACAAAGTGTCAGAGTGACACTAAGTCTCAACCTAGGAGATTAAATGACCGAGTATTACAAAGGGCAACGGATTAGCGAGTTGCTTGACCGCATCAAAGTTCTGCAAAAAGCCTTGGAAGAAGGTCGTGGCGAAATAAAAACGGCAGAAGGGCTTGTGGAGTTTATAGAGGGTGAGGCTACGCTTGCAATTATGAAAGCCAAACTAACCGCATTACAGGGTGCAACATGACCGACGAGAAGAAGTTAGACAAGATGATATCCAATGCTAAAGCAATGCTTAAAGCGTTGGCATTGACTCGGATTCGGGGTGTGAACAAGACCCATCACAGTTTGATTATTTTCAATGTGATACACAACCTAGATGTAATGATTAACGACTTGAAGGAGTTGAAGAATGAAACAAAAAACAATTAAGACGGGGATAGTAGTCGAAGGGGTGGATATGCAAACCTATCGTAGCGTGGAGAACCCACACCATGTAGCAGGGGTGACCTATCGTAGCGTCGATGAAGCCTTCAAGGGTGCAACCTATGCTTGTGCATTAGAAAAGCATAAGCCTGACTATCTGCACGCACTCGAGTGGTTCTCTGAACTATTTATGTTTTTCTTTTGGGTAGGGTGTGCCATATCCCTTCCAATCGTATTAGTCATATGGCTATTTAGATAGGACAAAGTGTCACAACGCCACTAAGTCCACAACCTTAAACTAAAGGAGTAGTTATGAAACCAGAAGTAAACGCAGTATTGCAAGAAGTAAAAGCAAGCCTTGCTCAAACCCACCAACCCGCACCTTTGATGCCTGACTTCAAAGCCATGTCCATCATGCAAGCGACCAAGTGGTGCATTGAGAACGGCATAACCTCACCAAAGGTTATCTCTGAAACCACAGGCAAGCAGGTCAATACAGTTAACACCGCCTTGTGGAAGATACGCAATCCCAAGCGGGTCAAGATGTTATCTCGTCGTGCTAAGAAAGTCAAAGAACTCAAGATCATGCTCATCAAAGACGCAACCAAGGGCAAGGCAAAAGTGGCAAAAGGTAAAAAGCCAAAGATTGTTGATGGCTTATACGAAGATGGTATGGAAACCCCATGGAGAGATGCAATCCAAAGACGAGGTGTTTTCCCTGATTTTGTCCCACCAAAGAGTCTAGAGAAAATCGAGACCAAAACCACCAACATTCACAACGAACTCATGGCTGAGAATCGTAGGCTCAAGATCTTGGTCGAGCATTACGAGAACTTGCTATTCAAAGGGGGTAAATAATGTCAATGCGTTTTCACAATGGGTATAACTCGGCTCGCATAAAAGGCTTGCCAACCTATGCTCAAGCAAAGGCACACTACGATAGCGTAGTGCCAATCAGGGGTAGCGATAACATCAGACCCCTTGGTGCAAACCGACGCTATAAATATACGCAGATTGTTAAAAGAATGATTAGCGTAGAAACACCTGACAATCCGTTGGGTGAGTGGGCAGAGGTCTATGCTTGCAACTTATGGGGGACTGATTACATTACCTTCTACCCAAATGGTGACTTAGTATTAGATACCAAGTATCGTGGCATATCTGTAATGAATATGCTTACCTATGCTCTAGGGGGTGTAGTTGGCATTGGCTCGATGCGTGGTAAGTGGTATCTCATCAACAAGAAAAAGCAAAGCTTTGCTCTTAAAGAAACAGAGCCGACAGTTTTTTCTTTTGTTGATGGGGACTATGTTCCCAAAGACCCGACACCTGAAATTGTGTATACCCTTAATCGTAAAGAGATGAACGCTTTGCGTAAGCGATACAAGAAGTTTACTGAATACGCTTGCACCGCATTAGGTATCGACTCAAAGATAAGCAGGGGTAGTGATGACAATTCAGAGTTGCGTAATGAGATTGGTGATGTCAAGACATACCTAAAGATCAATGACCACGAGTTGTTGCCGTCTTACTATTGGAATAAGAAACCTGATTTCAAAGGCAATCAAGAAACTATTGCTAAAGCATTGGATAACTTTATCGAATCTGGTGATTTGGAATTAGCCTACAACCTGATGTTCTTGTTTGCCCACAATGCAGGCAAGTATAGCTATCGGGATAGCAGTATTAGTTGTTCGCCACAAGCGTTCAAGAAATACTTTGAAGAGTTTTTGAAGTATGCGTTTAGAAACAATTTGTTTGTTGCAAAAGAAGTAGAAGTTGGTGTGCCGTTCTATGACGCAAATAAGAAGTTCATGCGTCAGTATTAGTAGGACAAAGTGTCATGGGTGACACTAAGTCTTTGATTAAATATAACCTTAAGGAAATTAAAAATGGCTGAAGTATTACTAAGTAAATCCGCAACGCTAAAAGAAGCAGAGGATATGATTATTGCGTTGGGTGGGAACGGAACTATTCACCTGATGGGTGAGATGGGTGTGGGCAAGACCTCGATGTTCAAGAACATTGTTGCACGCACAGGGTATCGTGGTGTTTATATCGACGCACCAAACATTGAGTTGGGTGAGTTGGGTGTGCCAATCCCTGACCACAGCACCAAGACCACTCGCATATATCCTAATGAGATGTGGGGTTTTCATTTGAACGAGCCACTCGTTGTCTTTATCGACGAGATAACCAAAGCACCATTGGGTGTGCAGAATATGTTGCACCCTATGCTTAATCACCCAAGGCAAGTTATGGGTATCCCATCGCACAAGGATACGATAGTCGTAACGGCTGGTAATTACAGCACCGACGGGGTCAATGATGTAATGCGTTCCCATACACGCAATCGTGTCAGCGTTGTTCATATCAAGAAACCATCAGCAGGCTTCAATGCCGACGGCTCTATCGAACCACATTCATGGGGTGAGTGGGCAGTCAAGAACGATATCGTTGCTGAGGTTCTCGCATGGGTTAAACAGAACCCCCAAGTTCTAGCGTCATACCTTGACCCATCGCAGGCAGGCAACAAGCATATCTTTCAACCGAAAGAAACGCAGAAGGCTTTTGTCAGTCCCCGTTCCCTTGAGAGAGCATCAAATATTCTTAAGATTCGTGGATCTTCAACCGCTAATGCAATTTTGTGTGCGTTGGAAGGCACTATCGGTGCGTATTCTGCTCGTGAATTGATGTCTTTTGTTGATGTGGCGGACTCATTGCCATCGTGGGACGAGATTATCAAGAACCCTAAAACGGCTCAAGTTCCCACAAGTCCCGCAGCCCTGTGTCTACTAGCTTTCTCAGCAGTTCAGCGTGTTGACAGAGAAACAATCAATAAGTTCTTTGAGTATCTCAAGCGGACTCCAAAAGAGTTGCAGTCTGTATTTTGCTTGACGGGTATGAAGAACGACGACAAGAAGAAGATGTTCTTAACAAGTCAATCGTTCTGCGATTGGATGCGTGAGAACCAATACTTGTTCTAACCGACATAGTGGCATGGTGACACTTTGTCTCAACTTAAATATGGAGATGTAATGATTGATAACGAAGATGTAATAAAAAGACATGAGCAACTAGAAAAGATTCAAGATGCTCTTGGTTCTTACTTTGAGAAGGAAGACATGGAAGTGGGTATGGTCATGTCAGTATTGCTAACCATGCTCATCAATACCATGTTGGGTCATGCCCATGTGCCACCGCACGAGGCTATCCGACTCTTTAGTCAAGCAGTATGTGACTACACCGAGCAAGCCCAAGAAGGCGAAGAATTAGATATTGAAGTTAAACCTAACGAGGAGAAAATGCAATGGCTCAACTAACAGCAGAGCAACGGATTGAACGAATCCATGTGCAACTAATGAAACACCCAAACTTTTGTTTGTTCGCAGGCTTGTTCATGATTGGCAAGGTCGAAGTCAAAGACAAGACTTCTAGTGGCACGGCTCAAACCAATGGTGTTGATGTGACCTACGACCGAGGGTTTGTCGATGGTCTTAACGACAAGCAACTAGCCTTTCTTATCTTGCATGAGAATATGCACAAGGCTTATCGTCATCTAGTAGTCTGGCAACACTTGCGTAAGAAGAATAGTTCCATAGCTAACATGGCTTGCGACTATGTAATCAATCTGCAAATCAGGGACTATGACCCCGACAATAGCATGACGGACTTTCCAACCGACGCAGATGGCAATGTGCTAGGGCTTATCGACGAACGCTTTCGTGGTATGGACTCAGGACAAGTATTCAAAATCCTTGAGGAAGAACAGCAAGGCGGTGGTGGCGGTGGTAAAAAACCACTAGATGGACACGAGTGGGACGAGGCTCAAGATATGTCAGATCAAGCCAAGGAAGAAGTCGCCAAAGAGATCGAGCAAGCATTGCGTCAAGGCTCTATGCTCGTGGGCAAGATGGGCGGTAATGTATCTCGTGAGATAGGCGATATGCTAGTGCCGAAGGTGGATTGGAGAGAAGCATTGCGTGACTTTGTTAAGACTGCCATGCAAGGCAAGGACAAGACCACATGGAAACGATTGCACAAGCGGTATATTGCATCGGACTTAATCATGCCATCGTCCTATTCAGAGAAGGTAGGTGGTATCGCTATCGGTGTCGACACATCAGGCTCTATCGGTGGGGAAGAACTTAATCAGTTTTTATCTGAGGTTAAGTCAATATGTGATGAGGTCAGCCCTGAACAGATTGATCTTCTGTATTGGGATACCCATGTTGCGTCAAGAGAAACATATCAAGGCAATGAACTTTCAAGTCTAGTTGAAACTACTAAGCCTGCGGGTGGTGGTGGGACTCAGCCTGCGTGTTTGCCTAAGTTCATCAAGAAACATGATATGAAGCCTGAGTGCCTAATCATCTTGACCGACGGCTACATTGGATATCAAGACCCAAGCGACTGGGCTATTGAGTCACCCATCTTGTGGTGCATCAAAGGCAACAGTAATTTTAATGAATCAGTAGTAGGCAAAATCGTTCATGTTGAATAAGGAGAAATCATGACTACGCAAATACCGAAAGGTCGCACCAAAGACGGCAAGATAAATGTAAGCCTCAACCCTGAAACAGTTCAGATGCTTATAGAAGTAAAAGATGAGATGGGTAAAATGCTAGGGTTTAACTTAACCTATTCTCACGCAATACAACATCTTGTTAAGTTTTATACAGACAGTGATTTTTATAAACAAAGAGACAAAGTGGCGAAGTGACACTATGTCCTTAACATTAACTAAAGGAATACAAATGAATAACTCAATCAGTATTGCATCATCAGCCGTGCTAGTCGAACTAAGTATCAGCAGTTGGACTGCACGCAAGTTGGACAAGAAGGTATCTGCCGAGGTAGATAGTGCGAAGAACACTAAGGTATCCACAGTCAATGTGAACAAGAACCTAATGGCAGGCACAGGTGTGTTGGAGTCAATCCTCAAATACGCATCGGGTGCTAGAACATGGCACTTGGCACAGACTCTACCTTGGTCTGACAACGGCTCACGCTTGCTACCCATGTCTAACTTCATGGATTACAAAGCCCAACTCGGTGTGTTAGAGAATAACTACATGACCTTGGTCGACAGATTCATTGACTCGTATCCTAACTTAGTCACAGCCGCAGCTTTTCAGTTAGGTGATTTGTTTGACAGGGCAGAGTATCCCGAAATCCATACGCTGAGAAACAGATTCAAGTTCTCGTATAACTTCTTCCCTGTGCCGACTGCGGGTGACTTCCGTATCGACATTAACGAGGACGCTAAGGCGGAGATACTAGCAAACTGTGATTCAGCATACCAAGAGCGTCTTAATAACGCAATGCGTGATGCTTGGGCTAGGTTGCACGACTGCCTTACCCGCATGAGTGACAGACTTCAGTATGACGAAGTGCCAAGCGATGACCCTCTTACACATGGGACTGTGCTAAAGCCACGCATATTCCGTGACTCGCTATTGGATAACACCACCGAGCTTATCAGTATGTTGAAACACTTGAACATCACTCAAGACCCCAAGCTAGAGTTGGCTCGTGCAGAGCTTGAGGCTAGTATCAAAGGCTACGATGTATCGGACTTGCGTGAATCGTTTACTGCTCGTGAGGCAGTTAAACAAAAGGTTGACCTTATCCTATCTAAATTTAACTTCTAAGGAAATGTATGGTAAGCATAATTAGTATTGACAAGTCTCTCTTGCCGACTAAAGACAGGGACATCGAGGTGTCCCCAAAGCTAGAGAACTACTTGACGCAAGTGCAGTTAATAAAACCGCTACTTAACTTTGTGGCTGTTGACGAACGCAACTATGTGGACACAGTTCATGTTCCCAAGGACGACACCTATGAAACAAAGAAAGTCATGATAGGTGTCAAGGTCTTTGAAGATGGCGAAGAGATTGGTTCTTTGTTTGTGGGGACTCGTGACTACAATGGCAGGCACGACACCTTTGAGGTAAGTAGTTTTCGTATTAACAAAATGCGGGGTGACGAGAACACTACCGCAACTACTAACATTAAAGTTGCCTTACGCAAAATTAAAAAGCTATTTGTTGGTAGAGCAGACGAAGAACTGATTAACGACATCAAGCATAGGGTTGGGAGTAAGCTTGGCAACTTACACAGCGAACACCAAACCCAAGTCAGATGGTCTTTTGACGACGATGGCGAAGGTCTAAACTATGCTCTACTAGCACATCTTGCTAGGTGTAAGGGAGAAAGCACAGTATCTTTACCATCAATGCCTGCTTCAATCAAAGAGCAAAAGAGACACACCGATGCTTGTGCTAGCTATTATGAAAGCAAAGAGTTGGTAGACGCACTTAACAGTGGCAAAGGTTATGGTGCAACATTGCGTCCTGATGGTGCATACATTATTTATAACTACGCTGCCCAGACAGTTGTTAGGTATAAAGGCTTTACTGATATGCCGACTGACTTCCAAACGAAGCTAGGTGTATTCAAACTGCTTCAGTCTGGTGAGATGTGTCAGTTTGGTGTGATGTTCAAGCCAGAGGTGTATGAGGCACAGAAGTATCCAAACACTTACTTCTACCTAAAAGAGTAATATAGCTATTGTATTTCCGATCGGTTGTTCTTGCTAGCCTAGTAGATGTAATGCAAGTCAAGGCGTAAGCCAACAATCTCCCAATACCGCAAGTGGGATGCGGAATCTACTTAGCCCACCAAGCCACCTTCGGGTGGCTTTTTTTATGGGACAAAGTGTCACAACGACACTATGTCCTACCCTCGGGTTTATCCTAATAAAAATAGTTTGCAAAAATGTAATTAAGGACTATACTATGTCAATAATTATATAAAAGGAAGTCAAACCCATGCCGACACCTGAGTCTAAGGTTAAGTCTGCCGTCGTCAAGATACTCAAAGACTACGGAGTATATTACTTTTTCCCTGCCACCCACGGCTATGGTCGTAGTGGTGTCCCCGATATTATTTGTTGCTACATGGGTGCGTTCATCGCCATCGAGTGCAAGACTACCAAGGGCAAACTAACTGCGTTACAAGAACGAGAACTGCTACGGATAAGGCGAGCAGGCGGTCAGTCCTTTATGGTTAACGAGGATATGCTTGACGATTTGAAATTATATTTTGCGTCCTTTGACGAAGAGGGGCGAGGATAAATATGCCACCAGTTCTCCATCGTCTTTACCCTAGCCACCTTCTAAAATTTTTTTGCCACGACCAAGTAAAACTTTTGCTTGAACGCATGGACAGCAACCCCCACGAGTTTCTTCACAGTAGAAAATGGGACTATTTTTTACCACCATCGTTAAAAGAATGTGTGCATGTGGATCTTGCAATGTATGGACATCTTACATTAGTAGAAAAATTAGCTATTTATTTCAAATATAGGCGTTATGTTATAGAAATAGCGAGACCCTTTGCTTACGGACAAATACTTGAAATTATGATTGATGAAGGTCATAAGACAGAGCCGTTTGCTGGGGAGATTAAGTGAACATAATAACCCTAGACTTTGAAACTTACTACGCAGTTGACTTCTCGTTAACTAGAGTGACGACAGAAGAGTATGTGCGTGACGACAGGTTCGAGGTAATCGGTGTTGCCGTGCAAGTCAACGATGGCGAGCCAGTATGGAAGAGCGGAACGCATGAAGAAATTAAAGAGTGGCTCTTGCAATTTGATTGGAACTGCTTCGTCCTAGCCCACAATGCTATGTTTGATTCTGCAATACTGTCATGGGTATTTGGCATAAAGCCGACTGCATGGTTAGATACTTTTTCTATGGCTCGTGCATCAGATGGGGCAGATGCGGGCAACAGTCTTGCAAAGCTAGCCCAAAGGTACGACCTTGGCACTAAAGGCACTGAAGTAGTTGAAGCCAAAGGTAAACGCCGTGTGGACTTTATGCCCATTGAGTTGCTTCAGTATGGTGAGTATTGCAAGAACGACGTTAAGCTAACTTACGACTTATTTAATGTGTTGGTTGAACGCTTCAATACTAAGGAATTAAAGCTGATTAGCTTGACAATTAAGATGTTCTCAGAACCCACGTTGTATCTGAACACTCCCTTGCTTGAGCAACATTTGATGCAAGTCAAAGCCCGTAAGGAGAAACTACTTGATGCTTGCATAGCAGATAAAGATACTTTGATGAGTAACCCCAAGTTAGCTGAGTTGTTAATTAGCCTTGGGGTTGAGCCACCTATGAAGGAGAGCCCTGCCAATGGTAAACAAACATACGCATTTGCCAAAAATGATGAAGGATTCAAAGAACTTGCCGAACACCCCGACGAACGAGTTCAAGCCATTGTCGCTGCACGACTTGGAACCAAATCCACACTTGAAGAAACTAGGACTGAGCGATTCATTTCTATATCTAAGCGTGGGCTTATGCCTGTTCCTCTTAGGTATTATGCTGCCCATACTGGTCGCTGGGGCGGTGATGACAAGCTAAACCTACAAAATTTGCCAAGAAAATCATTACTTAAGAATGCAATCACAGCACCCCAGGGTTTTGTTTTAATTGATGCTGACTCATCACAAATTGAAGCACGCACAGTGGCATGGCTATCAGGGCAAAACGATTTAGTAAAAGCGTTTGAGGACAAAGAAGATGTATACAAAATCATGGCATCGTCTATCTATGGAAAGACGCAAGAAGAAATCACGAGCGGAGAGCGGTTCGTGGGTAAGACAACGATCCTCGGTGCGGGGTATGGCATGGGTGCTACCAAATTTGGGTTGCAACTTAAAACTTTTGGGGTGGAAATCTCAGATGCGGAAGCGTCTAGGATTATTGAAGTCTATCGATCTAGCTACCCTTTCATCCCGAAACTTTGGCGGGAAGCTAATAGTGCCCTTGATGCGCTCAGAGTTAAGCAGACTGCGCCGGTTGGGTGTCAATCGCAGGCACTTACCCTTACGGAATCAGGTTTTTTACTCCCTAGCGGTCTTTACTTAAACTACCCTGATTTACAAAAAGATCAAGATGATCAATACTCGTATGCAAGTCGACGTGGACGAATCAAGATTTATGGTGGTAAAGTAGTAGAAAACTTGTGCCAAGCACTTGCTCGTTGCATCATTGGTGAGCAAATGTTACGGATTGCAAAAAGGTATAAAGTAGTATTAACAGTACATGATGCTGTTATGTGTGTTGTACCTGAAGCAGAAGCAAAAGAAGCATTGCCTTACGTAAACGAATGTATGCGTTGGCGACCTTCTTGGGCGGAGACGTTGCCACTTGCTTGTGAATTGGGTATGGGTATTAATTACGACGAGTGCGGTAAGAAGAAAGCTATTGAAGAGTGGAACATCTAATGGAGAACAAAGTGGAGTATTCAGATTTTTATTTACACGCATCTAAAGAAATCAAAGCAGCGCATGATGCGTTAATAGCAAACAATTTTCAGCAAGCATATGATCATTGCCTAAATGCCCAAGCTGAGATTCGGTTGATGAGCGGTGCAGTCAAAACATGGATACCTGTGGAGGAAGAATGAACAACAACGATATACCTTATTTAACCACCAGTGAAGTCAATGAAAGAATAGGATTTACATTAACAAGTAAGTTTATTGTTGAGAAGTTAAAAGTTAAACCCATACATTGCACAAAGACAAGTTATCTTTGGGAAGACATTAACGAAATTCGTATCAAACTAGCTAGGTATTTAATTGACTCCGTAAACAAAGAAGAACCCACTTGGCAAGATATAGAAAAAGGGCGATATAACTTAGCATGAACAAACGTGAACCAACTCAACGCTTTTGGGATGCCATGATTATTAAATGCTGGCAGGACTTTGAAGATTGCCAAAAACTAAATAGTTGGTGCTGTGCAGAGTTTGGTGATTATCCTGATAGGCTAGGGCTGAAGCGTACAAAGAATTGCTTTACTAAACGAGGGCAAGGCGTGCGTGTTTGGGTAGCTGAATATATGCCTGCTTTAAGTGAAAGATTATTTGCATTACCAAAAGAGCGCCATATTGAACTATTAGATTGGTTAGCTAAAAGCAAAGTTGATTCTGTATCTTCTAAAGGTTCAAAATCAAAAAGATATTACAACGAAGCTAGAGGTGCAGCGAGAGCCGCAGATAAAAAAGCAACACAAAAAACTTGGTCGGATAATTTAGAAAAAAATCTTAACCGCAACAATCAATGGACAACAGTTAAATAATGCCTGACTTTACTTGGTCTTACTCTTCTATTGGTCTGTTTGATCAATGCCCTAAAAAGTATTACCACTTGCGGGTAATCAAGGATGTTGTTGAGCCTGAGACTGAGCATTTGACCTATGGCAAGATGGTGCATGAAGCCGCTGAAAAGTACATTAGAGATGGCGAGCAGGTACCTGAGAAGTTTTCATTTATTACTCCAGTATTGGATGTTCTTAAGAACATACCCGGCCGAAAGCTTTGTGAGCACAAAATGGGTTTGACTGAGGATTTAGAGCCATGCGGGTTCTTTGATAAAGAAGTTTGGTTCAGAGGCGTAGACGACTTACTTATTATCCAAGACGACTTAGCGCATATTGTTGACTACAAAACAGGTAAGTCTGCACAGTAT